TTGTCTTTGAATTGTGCGTGTTCAATGTCTCTCTCCGTTGGTGGTTCGGGTCTGATTAGCCTAGAAGTCGGTGGTTGCATCGAACTCAGGCTCGGGATCTTTCGTAGTTTCATAAAATTGGCATGATGATAGGTCGTAAGTTAATCTTGTTGCGACTCCAGTCTGCCCAGAATATCTGTTTTTAAGAACTCTAATAGTTGTAACGTTGTTTGCATCTTGGCTTTGCTGGTCTCTCTCCAGAGCGATGACTGAATCGCTGATCTGAGAGATCGAATGAGAGCCTCGTAGTTGTCCGAGGGATACACGTCCTCCCTCCTCGTGCGAATGATTGTCACTGCTGCTCCTCCTTAAATGTGATACTAAAAATAATGTTATACCGGTACGTTCTACCAGACTTCTCAGTCTAGTCATGGTGGTATCTATCATCCTTCGTTCATCACCGTCAAGTCCTGACAATAATATACTGAGGTGGTCTAGGAATATAATACGACACTCCAGTCCACTGGCAAGGTATTCGATCCTATTGTAAATAACATCTGGGTCAAACGAACCAAAGCCATCAAACAAATAGAGATGCCAATTAGCAATCGTATTGTTAAATGCGTCTGTGAGTTCATCGGTATCATGTTCTCCTATATGATAAGCTTTACCGTTGGCATTCGACATAAGGCCGAGTGCAGATCTCTTATTAGATTCTTCCAGAGCTAGATAGCCTACCCTCTCACCTTTCTTGAGAAGATCAACAGCTAATGCTCTGACAAGACTGGACTTACCACTGCCGGTTCCGGCGGTAAGTGTTGTCAGTTCACCGTATCTGATACCTTGAACCATCTTGTTCAGACCTTCAAAGGGATACAGGTGATCGTAGTCTTTTGTTGGTTGAGTGACTAACTCAAGTAAATCTTTACCCTCGATTATTCCGTCGGGGGTGTAGGGTTTTGCATCCCAGATTGCTCGCCTGATTGCTTCGGCATCGCCGTGCTGTAGAGCATCGCTTGCATCTTTGTAGCCAGAGAGTCTAGCAATCTTAGCACGGCCGGCTGGGAGTATGCTCGCGGCAGATTCAACGGCCTCACGCCCCGCGTCGTCGCTGTCGAAGAACAGGACGATCTCTTGGTAGCCCTGCAAGAAGGGTATGACTTTTTGTAAGTCTTTTCTTGCTGCTGCCGCACCATGAGGTAAGCTGACCATTGGCCAACCTGACATAACTTCGTAACAACTGGCAGCATCTAGTTCTCCTTCGGTAATAACGATTCGCTTTCCTGATGTGGGAAAGAGGTGCTGTCCGAAGAGAGTGCCTGATGTAAGCCCTTCGTAGTGGAAGTCTTTTGATTTGGTTTTGATTTTGAATCCAACAACCTGTCCATGCTCATCAAAATATGGGAAGCGTAAGGTATTTCCATACCGATAGATGCGATAGAAGGCGTTGGTCTTCTCGCTGATTCTTCGCTTGTGCAGCTGTTCAGCTGATCCGAGGAATTGTACATGTGTGTTCATTCTGTAAGGTGGTCTGTCCCCTTCTGCAGGGGTGTACGTTTGGCACGAAAAACAGTACGTGTGGCCGTCAGAGTAACGTGAGTTAGCGTCTGACGAACCACAGTTATCGCATGGTTCATGTGCCACAAATTCTGATTCTGTGTTCATGTTAGCCAATCAATAGGTATTGCGTGTACTGCTGCCCACTTGATGCCATGCTTCTCGCACCATTGGGCATATGTGGTTTTAGATTTCTTTGAGATTCTATTGAAGGGTGCTTGGAATACCATGCGTAAGTCTATATCTGGATTATCTCTAACAACAGCTAGTATCTTACGTCTATCTTGTGCATCCCAAAAACCTTTCGTCTCTAGCATGATACCATTAGGTAAGATGAAGTCAGGATTGTAGTGGTGCATAATAACATATGCAACCTTGTGCGTCTCGTACTCATAGGGGACACCTATCGTAGTAAGTAGATCAGCAACCTGTTCTTCTAACTTAGACCTAAAAGTCTTCTTCTTCATCGGGCTCTTCTGGTATTGGTGGTTTAGGAGGTGTCTGCGTAGGAGCTCTGAAGCCTTCAGTCTTACCGAAGAGATCTGCTACGTCAGCATCATCCATTGTATCTGTATCAACACCAGCTCCCTCTTTTATTGAGATAACCTGTACGCCAAGTAACTTAAGAGAACTTCCGTAGGTAACGCCATCCTTGAGGATGTAAGGCTTCTGAAAGAAACCAAGTTTAACTGTAGATCCGCCATATAGTGGTGTCTTCGTATCTGTAACGGGTGTTCCCTCGGTGTCAACGACGCCGGGTCTTCTGTCCTCTCCCCATGAGAACTTAATTTTATACTTACCATCTGCTACCTCCTCCCATGGTGTGGGTTTTAGTGTGGCTCGTTTAGGATTCTTGAGTTTGCCTTGTGCCCATCCGAGCAAAGCTTCTCTTTCTAATTCTAAGGCATCGATCATGCTCTCGCCTACAATAGCAGACAATGAGTAACCGAACTTGCCCGGTTCAAGTATGGCTTGGAAGCCTTCTAGTTGTATCTCGTCAGTAACGTGTACGTTCTTTGTCATAATTAACAGAAAAAATAAGTGGATTCTATCACCGACTCTGGTTGTAAGTCACCTATGATCGGTGGTTCAGTCTTTGCCTGTATCTGACTGGCAAAGTCATTGAGATAATCATGCTCCGCAAACAGGTGCATGTATGTCTCCCTAATTATAGCAGATAATTCATCCATATCGCAAGCCCTGCTTAACACACTGTCATGTATTAGTGCTATGGGATGGTCAAAGCGTTGTACTCCAAGGTGTAACAAACTTGCGTCGAGACTATGAATTAGGTTGGGTGCAGTCGCTGCTTTGTGTCTGGAAAGATCAACACAGTCGCTGTCCTCTGTTGCAACGGATAGCTGACATCTACCAAGTAGCTGTAAGTCTAAGCGTTCTACCTTCTTCTTCATAATACGTTGTCTAACAACAAAACCGGAGGGTGTACACCATTCTACGAATGTAGCTCCTCGCTTCATCTTTGCTGCTATCTCTGTCTCTATCCATTTCATAACTGACATCGGGCCGGGCACTATCATGTGCATAGCCTGACGTACGGTCTGAACTATCTGCGTGAGGTCATCTTTATTTATATCTACACCCTTCTCCTTCAAAGCATCTTTGATGTATGACCTATTCGAGAAAGGTTTAGCGTTGTACGGTATAGTCATAACTGTGCGTTTCACACATTTACGATCCCATACAGGGTGTACACTGGTTGGAATCCCTAAGCTTAGTGCTGTTTCTGCCACTCTTCGGTATGCGTCTTGTGGTTTGTCAGATGGGACTACATTGACCAGTGTAGCTGTGGACTTATCCCTTGCTAGACCAGCTAGGATCTGTAATCCTGAGCAAGTAGCGTCGGTTGCCACTGGCAGTGATGTTGTGAATCTATCACGTGCAATACAGCAATGATAGTACTCTTCACAGGCAGCGAGAAACTGCCAAGGTTCTTCTGCTGCTTCCCACTCAGCAAGGAAAGCGACTGGGTTAGTAGCTATAGCTGAGACAAGTGAGACACTATCTCGTGTCCACTCTAACCTTTCGTCCATTGTAGCTTTGTCTAGACCATAACTGGTAGCTACTTGAAATGCTAACCACTTCTCAACTGAGTCAGCTGGTGCTTCGTCAGCAAACTGTAGTAAGCTCTTGCCAAAATCTGTATCTTGTGGTGTCAAGAATGCAGGGATTGGGTAGGCACGACCACGATAATCAAACGACCACGGTATATAAAACTCTCTTGTCCTATAACGTCGTACTGCTTCCATGGTCATGCGTGTGCGACAGGATCTCTTGAACTCTGCTGCTCGCATATTCATTACCTCTGCCGCTTCCCTTCTATATTTCTTTCTAGCTTCCTTGTTTTCAGCTATGTCGAAAGGCTTTGGTGGCAGTTCGTAATCTATTATAGGTAGAAACTTACCCACACTTATCCCCCTGTCTTCTAACAGCGTAGCGACATTGACTACGAACGGGTTTAACCGATATTTTACCTGTTGTATTTTGTTGAGAAAAGCAATGGGTATTTCTCCCTGTATACGGGAGGGATCGCCACGTCGAACTAAGTCGTGGCCTTGCATTAGCTCATTGAGTACATAGCCACCAGCTGTGTCATTTGTCCAGTCCTTCGGTGGTATTAACATAGGCCATGCTAACGGACTAAATATCTCAGCATTTGCCATGATCTCATCCTTGATGTCCATAAACTCAGCGGTCGGTGCAATAAACACCTGAGTCTTACGTCCCGTACGTTGTCGTTGCTTGTAAAACCAACCACTAACTTGCATGATACAGTCAAGTAGCCAACCACCTAGCTTGATACGTACTGATCGAGTCCATGGAGTCCATGACTTGACATTGTATCTGTTCATCAACGTCTTGATAACAGTTAGCTTTTGCTGTGTACCTATAGCTTTATGCCAGTAGTTCTCTTTGAGTACAGCTAGCAGGCCGGGTGCATTCTGCTCGTAGTGTCTCATCTGACACTCATCCTCGATAGCTCTGCCTATTGCTTCACATACATTAGTTGCTATGTTACAACCTTCTTTGTAACCAAACACCTTGTCAAATGTTATCTTACACGCTATGGCTGCAGCTGCAAGCGGTTCGATAGTAGATAAGTATATGTGTATATCTTTGAAGGCTGCACCATACTTGCCTTGATGTATCTTCTGGTTAGTCGACATGATCTGATCAACAACAAGTGGCAGTAGTGTCTCCACTGATGCAATACCATACAGACTAGCAGACGCATAGTTCTGTTGCTCTAGCTTGAACGTCTGATCTCTAAGTCTCTTGAGACCTTGCGAAATCTGTGTCCTCTCTAGTTGTATCTGCTCGTCTAGCTGGCTGGGTGTTACGTAAGTCATGTTTCTGGTCGTATATCTGATTGTATAGGTGCTGATATACCTCGTGGTAATGTGGATGCTCCGGTGAGAGCATATCTAACGCTTGTTTTTCGTAAGTGTAAACGTCATCACTTGGGATAAAAGTTCTCTTCATCGTGTTCAGTAATGTATTTTTCTGGTTTGAGATGCTGTATATTGTCATCAGTACATATTATAAGCTCATGTTGATGTTCTTGCAACAACTGTGACAACTTCTTTTTAGCTGCCGAACGCCTTTGATAAGTGTACTCCTTGACTTTACCAGTCTCGCAGTGAACTGTACGAATAATACATTCAGTTTCTGGCATCATAACCCATCCATTCATCTTCCAATCCATAAATAGGTCATACTCCATTGGCTCGAACCATTCGGGAGGGCTGTTAGCTATCTTATTGTAGTTGTTTGGAAAGTATTTCTTCGTCATAGGGTTTGTATCTCCTGTTAGGGTTATCGTGTCGATCAAGGTAAACATCCTTGAGCGTAGTCTTGTACCATTCTTTGCACATGGCATCTGCTCTGTATGCAGCTTCCATAGCATCTTTGGCCATAAGACAGAAGTGCCGACCGTCGTCAGTCTCGGCACAGTAGTAGCGGTATAGGTCGGTCATAGGCGTGATTGTGAACAGCGTTGTATAAGTTGCTTCGCACGACGCTTGGCAGCACGAAGGGCTTGTGGTTTCTTTCTACCTTTAGTATTCTTTTGTTTAGGTATGTCATAGCATATCTCAGCTATCTCTAGTTCTGTTAGTTTCATAGTGCTATGTATGGGTAGTGGCGTTCGCTGTACTTCATAGGGTAGTGGTAGTCAACAAACTCATACTCTAAACTTCGACAATGATTGGCTGCATATATCTCCGCATCTCTACGGCTCTTGACTATATCAGCGTCAACGTCTAGCTTGACGAGTATGTACAAAGGTTTGACAACCCTAGTACTAGACTGTACATCTGGTAAGTCATCTCTTGTCATAAGTACCCCGCTATCTCACAGCCGGGCTCGTCGTAGAACCATGAGACTGCTAGGTCAGGGTATTTATCTCTGATGGCATAACATACAGCTTCTGGTGGAGACCATGCTGTGTCAAACTCGACCTCAAGTTGGTCAGGGTCGTCATCTGTAACTTGTACGTCATATGCGTCCCACTTGGTATCCCAGTTCTGTAGTCTCCAGTCGTACCATCTGTCATCTTGCTGACCTGTTGATACAAATCTCAACGATTTGCCGTAGCCGTCATCAACATATTGTGGTAACTCACCTAGTTTACCTCTGTCGTTGCCGTACCTTTTGAGTTGATCAGACATAAGTGGTGTGTTCTCCCAGTT